TGGCCTCATTAAAATCTATTGAGCTATTAAATGCAACGGAAAAAGAAAAAGCCGAATTAGTTATAAAAGCTAAGACGGAATTAAACAAAAAAATAGACCTATTAAATATATCTGGTAAAAAGAAATTAGAAGCGGACTACGAGGATTCCCTCAAATCTATTGAGTTACTGAATGCAACGGAAAAAGAAAAAGCTGAATTAATCATTAATGCCAAGATTGAATTAAACAAAAAAATAGATTCATTAAATATCCAAGGTAAAAAGAAATTAGAAGATGATTATGCCGATTCACTAAAATCCATTGAACTATTAAATATAACAGAAAAAGAAAAAGCTGAATTAATCATTAATGCTAAAATTGAGCTAAGTAAAAAAATAGACTTATTAAATATTTCGGGAAAGAAAAAATTAGAGGCCGACTATGCTGATTCCCTTAAATCTATTGAGCTATCAAATTTAATAGAAAAAGAAAAGACTGCACTAATACTCCAAGCCCGCATTAATCTTGCAACAGAAATAGCGGCGTTGGAATTACAGCAGGGGAAAGACAAGGCCGAAATGGATTACAATCAATCCGTTGCTGAGATTGAAGCATTGAATGTTTCCGAAATACAGAAGGGCGAAATGTTAATAGCTGCTATGAATACAAGGGCGGCAGCGGTTGAACAGGTTAACAGGGACTTAGTTGAAACAAACGCACAAATTGAATACGACAAAACGGAGGCGGAAATAATAGCTCTTGAAGCAACACAAGAACGTAAGACTGAACTGTTGATTGCGGCAAAACAAAAACAGGATTCCGCTATTGATGAGTACGATTCAATCAGGTTAGAAAAGCAGTTGGAAATAAAAGCTGAACTTGATGCCGCCGAATTATCAGAGCAAGATTTAAAACTACAGCAGTTAGATGATTGGTATAAAAAAAGGCTTGAAATAGTTTCTGGAAACGAAGAGCTTACAGCGCAGTTAATAGAACAATATGAAAAAAGGAAAACGGCAATAGGGACGGCTGAAGGCAATGCAAGAATAATGACGGCTCAGTTTGTTGCTAATCAGCTTGAAATTGTTGCGGGATTAATAGGTAAACAAACAGCGGCGGGCAAGGTATTAGCAATTGCTTCGGCTACAATAAGTACTTATCTTGCGGCAGCAAAAGCGTTGGCAGGGGATTATACTGCCTACGGTCCGGCGGGACCATTTGTAAGAATTGCAACTGTGGCCAGTACCATTGCTTTAGGTTTAAAACAAGTAAAGGAAATTGTAAAGGTTCAAGTTCCCGGAGGTGGCGGCGGTTCCGTTCCATCAGCTCCATCTTTGTCAACAGGTTCAATATCCGCACCCGTTCAGCCTCAAGCCCCACAGCAGCAAACAACAAGGTTGGATCAGGCAAGTTTATCACAAATCGGCAATGCCACAGTCAGGGCGTTTATAGTTGAAAGTGATGTAACCAATAACCAGGAACGTATCCGCAGGCTTAACCGTGCTGCAAGGTTAGGGTAAACTTAATCGCCTGTTTTCTATTTATCGGAAAGACGTACATGGCCAATCTGCCAAACCTTCCAATATATCAGTGTAGAATGTCTGAGCTACTTGATGATGATACTCAAGTTGAGTTCATTGCTTTAGTTGATGAACCGGCGATACAGAAATGTTTTCTAACATTCAATTCCACTAAACAAAAAATGATGTTTGCCGCCGATAAGAAGCGGCAGATAGTTTCTGGTCCCGCAATGATCCCTGAATTGCTGATGTACCGAAACGATAGTTTAGGCGAATACTACACTGTTTTTGATAAAGACACCATCGTTAAGATAGTCCAAAAGTTTTTCAAGAAAGGATACATTCAGAATTTCAATTTGATGCACAACCCGGAAACAAAAACAAACGGTGTGAGCATCTATGAAAGTTTTATAACTGATGAGGAAAGAGGTGTGTTAGCCCCAATAGGTTTTGAAGGCATTGCTGATGGAACATGGTTTATCACGGCCAAGGTTGAGGATGAGGCGATATGGAACAAAATTGAGGCAGGAGAAATAAAAGGATTTAGCATAGAGGGACTTTTTAAACTACTTCCTGTAGTTCAGAAAATGAGTGAGGAATTTGTGTTGAAACAGATACAGAAATTACTTGAATCAGTAGAATAGGTAAACAATTTTAAAAAAAAATATTTATAGGTATGACAAAGGCACAAGAACTTTTAGGAAAAATAAAACTTTTGTTTTCGGAGGTTGCGCCTCCGGCTATTCCGGCGGCAGTTATTGCCCCTCAATTAATGAGTGGTAAACTGGCTGATGGAACGGAAATCACTTTTGATAAAATGGAAGTTGGCGGAGTTGCAACGGTGGGCGGGGTAACGGTTTCAGCAGGCGAATATACTTTGGATGATGGCACAATGTTTACGGCAGACGAAGCCGGAATAATCACTTCAGTAATGCCGGTTCAGGAAATGGCAAAGCCTCCTGTGGTGCAAACAGTTGACACACCTCCAGCGGTAGTTGAGGCAGAGGCGGCACCTCCAGCGGTTGATCTTTCTGCAATAGAATCAAGACTATCAGCTCTTGAAGATATGTGCAAGTCTTTAATGGAAAAAGAAACTGCTCAAAGTCAGGACGTGGCTACTCAAATGGACGTACAAAAACAAGCCATGAAATCAGTAATCGAACTGGTTGAAGAATTAGCAGGCGAAGCTCCTGAGGCTCCGGCAGCGGCACAAAAGAAATTTTCATTCATCACAAACGATAAGAATACCGGGAAGATGGATAGGATAGAACGTTTTCGGGCAGCAGCGCAAAGATTGAGAGAATCAAAAATAGCTTAATAAACTTTAAAAAAAATTAAACGATGGCATACAACGTAGCAGGGTTAACGGATTACACAAAAGAAAACGAAGACTTACTCGTTCTTAAGTCACAGTTTGGCGGAAAAACCGCTACACTTATTCAGGGCGAAGGTAATGTTATGACCGGGGTGAAGTCTTCTGAGAAAATAAACATCCTGGAAACGGATGCCACTTTTCAGACTGGCGGTACTTGCGGATTTTTATCTTCAGGCTCAACAGTATTTACACAACGTACAGTTACGGTTGGTAAAATAAAAGTGAACGAAGCCCTTTGCCCGAAAGCATTGGAAACTAAGTACACACAAAAGGCTTTAGCATCCGGCAGCCGGTATGATAAAATACCTTTTGAAAAACAATTTACCGATCAGAAAACGGATATTATCGCATCTCAGTTAGAGGTTGCAATCTGGAGAGGCGACAAAGATTCAACTAACGCAAACCTTAATAAGTTTGACGGATTAATTAAGTTGATTGATGCAGCGGGAACCACAACACAAGCAAACGCTACGGCGTATAATGCAAGTGGTGCGCTTTCAGCAGCGACTGGTATTATATTAACAAATGTAAAAAATGTAGTCGCTGCAATGTGGCTGGCACTTCCTGCCGCCGTACAGGGCAAAACAGACGTAAGAGTTTTCTGTGGCTGGGATACTTTCCAAAAGTACATAGCGGCTTTTACTGATGCTAATCTGTTTCACTTTGCACCGAAAGGTTCTGAGGTGAGCGCAGAGAATGGCGAAGTAATGATTCATGGTACAAACTATATCCTGACAGCGGTACACGGTTTAGATGGCACAAATCGTTTGTTTGCCATGAGAACAAGTAACCTGTTTATGGGTGTGGATTTGGAGAACGAAGAAGAAAGATGGGAAATCTTCTTTGCAAAAGAAGCGGATGAAATCCGTTTTATAGCAGAGTGGAAAACAGGTGTGAACGTAGCGTTCCCTGCTGAGATAGTTGACTTTAAATTGACCTAATAACAAGGCGGGGTAACTCCCGCTTTTAAAAATATAAATTATGCCGTGTGTTTTAACTCAAGGTTTTGCTTTAGATTGCCGGGAAGGTATCGGTGGCCTCAAAGAAGTTTATGTTATTGAGCTGGCAAATGTGGCCACGGTAACAGAATCTTCAGGAACCGTTTCCGCAATAACAAAATCAGTCGGAAAAAGGTTTTGGAAATATTCATTGGTTAGGGAAACTGCCAGTGCAGTTGAAACGATTAACGGTAATACCCAAAACGGAACAATTTTCTACGACCAAACTGTAACCGTTGTTTTAAATAGAAGGCAGGCATCAGTAAGAAACGAAGTTATCTTACTTGCTAAAAACTTCTTAATGATGGTTGGTGTTGAAAATCAGCAAAGCGCATCCGGAATAAACAGGGCTTTCTTGTACGGACGCAGACAAGGATTACAACTATTAACAGGTGAATCAACAACAGGAACGGCTTGGGGTGATAGAAACGGTTATTCGTTACCGTTTAATGGTAAGGAGGAAGAATTGGCTCCTGAAGTAGCTTATGCGGTTCTTGCCACATTGGAAACACCAGGGGTATAAACAAACAAACATTGCCCGACAAAGGGTATTAAATAATCTGAATGGCCCGATTAAAATCGGGCTTTTTTTTTAACCATGTTACGATTAACAAAAGGCACGGTTTCACAGAATATAATTGTAACTCTTTATGAGAGGCAAGTCATTGTAAGCCCGTATTTTTTATTTATTTTTACGCATGTAACTACAAAGTCGGTAGTAAGTAAGATTATAGCAACGGCGGCGGAGTTGAGTTCTTTTAGTTCAAGGTATAATGAGTTTGCTATTCCGGTTTCGGTTTTATTTTTAAACTCCGATGAGGGGTTTTGGAAGTATCAGATTTACGAACAGGCTTCGGCAGTAAACACAAACCCGGTTAACGCTTCCAAGCTATTGGAAACAGGAATTTTAGAACTGTTACCGGCCACGGCGTTTGACACGGACGAATATAACGAAGTACAAACATTCAAACAATATAATGGATAATGATATATCAATAGTTCGAATGGAGTTTGCCGATAGTAAGCCGCCAGATATTAAAGAGGTTGTGAATAAGGATTGGATCTACTTTGGCGAAAAAAATAACTATCCGGAATATTTATTATACCAGTACAAAAAGTGTGGCAAACACAGGGCTATAATTAACGGAAAAGTAAATTATATCTTCGGCGGCGGTATTGAGGGGGTAGGGGGTTTTGCGGATACGGAGGTTGATGAGAAAAAAATAAAAGCAAAATCCGTAAACGCAAATGGTGAAACGATGTCCGATATACTTAAGAAAAGTATAAAGGATATTGAAGTTTACGGGGGTTTTCGGTGGTTTGTTACAGTTGATAAAGCGGGAAGGGTGGCCGCTATTTCTCACAGCGGTTTCGGTTATTTTCGTAAGCAGAAACAAGCATCATCATTCGATAAAGCCGGGAAGGAAATAAAAACAGACGGCGGGTTTTACTGGTCCGATAAATGGTTTTCATCTGATGGCAGTCAAAACTTTCGATGCAAGCCGGAGTTGTTTACAGAATTTACAACCGGGGATAATAAGCCTGGGGTGTATGTGTTTTCTTATAACGAATACGAGCCGGGTGTAGAATTTTATCCTATGCCGAATTATTTGGGTACGGCCAATTACATTGACATAGATATTGAGATCAGTAAATTTCATTTGTCAGCTATCAGAAACGGTATGATGCCGTCAAAGATGCTGCAATTTTTTATCGGTGAACCTACTGACGAAAAGAAAAGTGCAATTGAAAGAAGGATAAAAGATAAATTTGGCGGCTCTGAAAACGCTGGTAAATTCTTTATAGTTTACAATAAGAAAAAAGAGGAAGAAGTAAAGATTGATGACTTGTCAAATTCTGAGTTGGACAAGCAATTCGATATGTTATCGAAAACGGTTCAGCAAGAAATTTTTACAGGGCATCAGGTTGTCAGCCCAATGTTATTTGGAATCAAAACAGAGGGTCAATTGGGCGGGTCTACGGAGCTGAAAATAGCTTACGAGATTTTCATGAACACTTACGGGAAGCCAAAGCAGGATGATTTAATTGCTACCATAAACTGGTTTGGTGAGATGATGGGAATGGGTAATGATTATAAGTTTATACAACTCGATCCGATTGGGTTGATACTTGATATAAAAGATTTTATTGCGCTTATCCCGACTGATTATATTTTGGAGAAGTTAGGCATACCGAAAAAGTTTATTCAGCCTGCTATACCAGATATTCCGGCAGCAATAGCTCCGGAGCAATTGCAAGTTGCTTCGCCTGTGCAGGTAAATGATAATCTTAAAAACCTTACTGGCAAACAGTTTCAGCATGTAACGAGAATTATAAGAAATTATTCTAAAGGAAGTATAACGGTTGAGGTGGCAAAGACTTTGTTGAGAACAGGTTATGGGTTATCGGAGGAAGATATAAACTCAATTCTTGGTATTACCGATTTTGAGGAAGTGGAAATGATGCAGAATATTAGTTTAATGCAGCATAGGATTGATGACATTGACAAGGCGGTTCGCCCTGTATTAAGGCTAAACTTTATAACCGATAAAAAAATACTTAGCAAGAAGGTTTCTTATAAAGTCTTTGATGAATCAGGTTGTGAAATAAAGGTATATGTGCCGGTTGCCAAAATACAAACAAAGATTATTGAGAGGATGAAAGAAATTGAAAACCATTTAAACTCTTTATATGCTTGAGTTTAATAATACAGAACTGGTTGAGTTGGCAAGGGAGGAGCAGCACAATAAAATGATGGAATTGTTTGTGCAGTTTATTCAGTATGCAAAAAGTGGTGAGGCCGAAACAGCAATCGTTACGGCACTAAATGACCAGGGGGAAAAGCTGCAATCGTTTATGAAGGTGGTGAGTGGTTTAAAAATAGAATCGCCTTCAGTTGTTGTTCAACCTACCAGCGTTATGTTTAACGCTGACCCGGTTTTAAAAATAGTTGCTGAGTTACAAAACTCAAATCAAAGGTTGATAGATGCGGTAAAAGAATTAAACGAAACAAATAAAGCTGACAGGGAATTTATTCCAAAGTACGGCGTATTAAACAGGCTTGAAAAAATAGTTGTAAGAATTATAAATTAAAATGGCAGCATTCCAAAAAAGTTTGAATCATTTGTAGAAGCTATGGCAGAGAAGGTACACAATCTTGGCGCTGACACTTTAAAGGTGATGCTGACTAATACGGCACCGTTATCAACTAATACTGTAAAAGCAAACTTAACTGAAATTTCAGCGGGCAATGGATATACTGCCGGGGGCGCAACGCCAGCGATAAGTAGTTCAGCCCAAACAAGCGGAACGTATAAGTTGGTACTGGCGGACGTAGTATTCACGGCAGCCGGGGGGTCAATAGGTCCGTTCAGATA